ATATTGTTGCTCCCTGTGGAGACTTAACAAATATTTCTAATGATGCTTCAGCAATAGGGTCATCACCTAATATAATTTTCTTTTGTCCTTCTAAAATTTGTAATTTATCTTTTAATTCTTGATTAGTTGGGTCTGCTTTTAACTCTTCAAGTGTTTTAGATATTTGTGGAACTATTTTTGCAAGCTCACCCATCATAGCTTGATCTTTAAACACATCAGCAGATTGATCAGTACCAGCTGCTTCAGAAAGTATATTTCCTTTTTGTTCCATAATAGTTTTAAACAGATCAGCATCTGCTACGTTCTTTTGTAGTTTTTCTCTATCTAAATCTTCAAACAATTGTGCAGTTGGTTCTTTTGCTGCACCAGCTGCTGTAGATACTAAACCACTAAAACCTTTACCCATCGGTGGTGTTGATGCAAGATTTAAACCAAAATTAATTAAAAATCTTGACAGTCCTTCACCTTGAGGTCTTTCAAAGTATGGTTTGTAAAATTTTCTAGCTTCAGACATTTCTGCTTCTGTTGGAAACATTTGAGAAATGTTGTAGTCTAATTTTAATTTTTCAGGTTGAGAATATTTACCAGGTCCATCTACCAAACCTCTTTTAGGTGTATCTAAACCAGAAGTAATACCTTCATTGGTAGAGCCACCCATTCTAAACATTGGTCGTTTAAGAGTTCTGTTCATATTATGCTACTCTTGGTGGATTTAATAAATTAGCAGCGGTAAAACCACTTCCACTTGGATTATTTAACGCTCCATATATACCTGCTGCCGTTGAACCAATTGCTAATGCATTCTGTAATGGTGTTGGGTTTGGTATGTTTGTTGTTTGTATTTGACCAGGATAACCACCCATAATTCCTGTTACAAGATTAGCATATCTATCTATTTGTTCTTGTGGTTGGAATGCAGCTTGTCTTACAGCTTCTCTTTGAGCATCTAATCCACCTTGTGTTAACCCTCGATCTAGCGCGCCCAGCTGACCTAAAGTTGATACATCTGCTCTTTGTAATCCAGGTACTGCACCTGCTAATCCCATTTGATTTGCAAAATTTTGTTGTGCAGCTGCTTGTGCTTGACCAAAACCTTGTTGTAATAAATTTGCTTGTAATGCAGCTCTGTTTCTATCAGAGCCTGTTCTAAATTCTGATTGTAATACACCTTCTCTTCCACCACCGAACGCACCAGAAGCTACTGCTTGGTCCCTGATTCGTTGTTCTTGCATTGCTGCTTGTCTATCAAATTCTTCTAATGATGTATCAATAACTTGTTGTTGATACGGCGACATAAATTGTTGAAATGCTTGTGGGCCAGTTGAAGCTTGTGCTTGATCTAAAAATGGTTGAAATGATCCAAGACCTGCTTCTGCTCTTTTCTTAGCTTCTTTTTCAAAATCACTTAAACCTGCAATTTGTGGTGCAAGTCCTGCTAAGTTTTGTTGTCGTACTTCAAATGCTCTTGCAGCGTTTTGTCTTGCTTGAAAACCTTCTGCTGTCTCACCAGCTTGTTGTGTTAAACTTCCAATACCACCTGTTACTATTGGTACACCTGTTTGAGCAGTTACTTGTGTTGCTAGATCTTGTCCTAATTGTTCGACAAATGGTGCGGGTCTTGATATAGTTTCTTGTACAGCCATTATAATACTTCCTCTAATCTTTGTGATGTTTTAAACATTTCTCTAGCGCCTTCTAAGCCTTGCGATTCTTCTGATACTTCACCTCCGGCTTCGAGGTTTTTCATCATGTTATACATAACTTCTGCGCCTTTGTCTATATCTCCTTCACCAGCATTTCTCACAGCATCAGCTGTAAATACAAATTCATTCTTAGATAGTCTAGCAGGCACATCGTCAGCTCTTTCCATTCTACCCATATCTACAAAACCACCTGTTTCTCTATAGTCTTTTTCTTTACCATCCATATCAATTAATGGCATAGTCTTTTTAGCCACTGGCTCTGCATCTCCACCTTCTTGATATCCTATTCTCATGATACCACCGTCTGCAGCAAATCTAGTGCCTTGAAATCTTGGTGCTAAAAAATTGTAAGGGTTGTTTCTAATATTAGCTATATCAATGCTAGGTCCTCTGTATGAGTCATACTCTTCTTCATCATCTTGACCAAATAATAATGGCAGTGCTGAAAGAGCACCAATACCTGTCATCAATCCTTTTTGTGTTAAACCTTTTCCAAGTAAATTAGATAATGAAAATCCTTTACTAGGATCTGTAAGAAAAAAATTTTTTAATCCTTCTGATTTTAAAAAAGCAGGTGCAAATTTAAATGCAGCTGCTCCTAAAGCTATTTTACCTATTGGTGATTTAGCTATTTTTTTAATACCTCTTGTTGCTTTCTTAACAAGTTTACCTACAAAATACATTTGTCTTCCCATTTCATCTATATTGCCATCAGCAGCACCACCAACAATATCAGTATTCATGATACCACCACCCATTGCAGGAACTCTACCACCGTCTGCAAGACCCGTGAAATCAAATATAGAACCAGCGAATCTTGGTGCTAGTCCACCCATATCTCTACCACCACCTGGTGATGTTTGCTCATCGTCTCCTTCACCTGGATCTACAGGTTCTGGTATAATTGGAATTATTGGTTGGTCTGGTCCATCGTCACGACCAAGAAATGAATCTCTTTCAGCTTGTGTTAAAGGTCTACCAAAAGCATTTATTTCTCCTGCTTTTCTAGCTCTATCATACTCTTCATAATCTTCTTCTGTTAATTCATAACCATATTTATTATTTGCAACATTTTCCACATAAAATTTTCTATTGTTTGGTAAAACATTTCCTAAAAAATTAAATGCAGTATTAACTAATGGAAAAGGTGTGTTAATTGGTTTACGCTTAGTATTTATAAATTCATCTATTTCTCTTTGTCTTCTTGCTTGTGCAACTTCCTCTGCCTCTTGTCTTAATTTTTTATTTTCAAGGTCATTAACTAAAACATCATAAGATTTACCACCAATTATTTGTTGAGCTGGTGTTTCATCTTTATCTCTCCCACCTCCCAAACTTGCTCCTCCACCTTTTCCTGTGGCTCCTTTAGCTTGACCTATTGATGTTGCCTGTGCACTTCTACTAGATTTTCCATACGCAGCATCACCACGATAACCTGGTCGCTTACCATCCAAAGGTGGATTTACTAATTGTTTATATTGTTGTGCGTTTGTGATTGCCATCGTTCTAGTATACTATAATTTTGTATCTCCTCCAAGTGGTAAAGCTTCTACAGTTACCTTAACATCTCTCTTAATATCGTCAGCTATAGTCTCTGTTTCAGGGTTTTGTACATCTTGCATAGCTTCTGCGTCTGAGTTATACTCTTGTCCTGTTTTCATATTAGTTAATGTAACCTCTGTTTGCGGTGTAATAATCTTAACTGGTTTACCGTTTATAATTTCTATTCTGTACGATGCTTCTGTTTCTATAAATGACATATTAATCTCTGTTTATCTCCAATAATGATACAACCATATGCAGCCTATCAGCTGTTGCAACTTGTGCTTTTAATATTTCACTTTCCTGCAATATGATTGGTTGAGTTATTAATTCAACAGTTGCTTTTGCAGAAATAGTTTTATCTTTAAATACACTAAACACAGCAGCAGATGCATCTGTTATTGTAACAGAGATACTGTCTGCATTGTTAGAGTCTTCTGATACTACCATATTTTTTATAATAGCTCTAGAGCCAGCTGGCACTGTATAAACTGTAGTATTATCAGTGGTAGTAAAATCTACCTTTGCATTTTTGTATATATTAGCCACCTATAAACCAAGAGAATCTCTCTTGCTCCTGTTTTACTTCATCTAAAAATGTAGAATTTAATTGATCCTTCATAATAGTCAAAGCTCTGTTAATTTGTTTTTGGTTAGACACATCGTATTCTGTTTTTGGTTCTGGTATTCTTATATTAATCTTTGTCATTATCTACGTCCATCTCCTTGTACATCTAGTCTTAATGTACCAAATCTCCATTCTTCACCAGAACTATCATTTTCTATTTTAACATTTATAAATCTACCTCTAGCTCTAGTATCTTTTTTAAGAGTTGAAGAAGTAATTGTAAATGGACTTAATGTAGTTGTTGTATCAGATTGTTGTGGATATCTTTTAATACCTAAACTTACTTTTGCATTACCAGTTAATGTTTTAAAATCCGGTACAAATCTTCTCATTGCAAGAAATACTTCACCCGCTAGTTTAAGACCTATCTGTTGACCTTGTTTATTTCTTTGTCTTTGTTCTAAATCTATATCATACGATTTAATAAATGATGTTACAGCTGTCGTTGATCCATCTTCGTTAACTTGATCTGTACCAACTTCATGTTCAAAAAACTTAGTTTGACCTAAACCATCTTGACCAACCACTGCTGGAAACGTACCATTACTTGATGCGTCGTATTTAGTTGCAAAAGGTTTTGGATATACAATTGCATCAATCCAACTTGTTCTTGCTTCGGTGCCTGTATACCACACACCACCTTTCATAGGTTCACCATAATTAAACACAACATACTTATCATTATAACTTGCACTTGACGATGGATAATACCAAATTACTTCTGTAAACAAATTGTTGATACCTGCTGTAACTTGTTGACCTTTTGTAGTATCAAAGTTATCATAAACAAAATCTTCTACACTACATGGTAAAGATTTAACTGTACCATCAAACATAAAGAAACCATTTGCAGATAACCAGAACGCAGCTCCATCTACTTCAACAACTGCATTCTTACCAATTAATCCACAGTTCGTACCCACTTGTTCAAAACTAAATGTAAATGGTGCACCTACAAATTTCATTGTGTATAATGCATTATCTGTAAATACTAGAATTGTTTCTTTTGCTTTGATAGCACCAACTATTTTTGTACCGTCTTGTAATCTAAAATCACCTGCAGTATTTATAGCAGTTGCTGCATAATCGTTAATATCTTCTTGATCCGAGAATCTTATAAACATATCATCTTGTGTTGTTGTATCTCCAATAGTTGTCTCTGTTCCAAAATGACATAAGTGTCTAGTTGTTGGTGACACTAAAGTTAATCTTGATGCAGTTGGATTTGATGATGTAGAAAAACCAGATGTAGATGTTGATGCTCTTGTAGTTAACGGTGCTGCTGCACCTGCATTCCATGTAAATGTTTTACCGTTTGCAACCGTTGCAATTAATACTTGACCAAAGTTATCTAAACTCCAAAGACCTGGTTCAAGAGTTACTTCTGATGCAAGAACTGCTTCACCCCAATCAGAAAAGTTTGTAGCATCTGTAGCTGTTACTCCTGTGTTGTGCGCTGCATTATCTGTGCCATCTACATTTCTTACAATAGTTTGTAAGTTTGGTGATGAAACAGATGCATAAGATATTAATTCACTCTCTACTAATATTCTACCAGCAGAACTAAAGTTAGCAGTAGATGCTAATGTAACATTTGTACCAGAACCACCTGTACCAGAAGAGTTTGCACTTAACGATCCGTTTAGCGTGGATGTTGCAGCTCCAGGAACTGATCCGTTCCACTGTGATATACCAAAACCATAACCATAAGACTGTGCAGCCGGACCCACTTTTTCATAAGGTTTGACCGCAATACTTCCACCTGTTGAAACGGTTCCACCAGCATTACTGCTTTGTGTAATTGTAAAAGTTGTTGGAGTTGGAACTGATGTTACTTGAAATAACTTATCTTCAAAATCAGATGCACTAAAACCTGTACCACTAGGTAGTGTTACACTATCTAATAAAACAATATCTCCTGGTTCTAAACCGTGTGATGTAGAAGTTGTTATAGTACAAACAGGATCATTATTTGTTGTTGCAATTGTAGAAGAACTTAATGTAGATTTTAAAGGTGTAATGTCATGTAGTTGTCCTTCAAAATATAAAAGTAAAAATTTATCTGTTCCTAATGCAACATATCTATTACCATTTAGATCAACAAACGCATGAAGTTTTCTTGTAACACCTGTAATACTATCTGATATTAAAGAAGACCAACCACCTACTTTTTCTGGTAGACCATATCTAAATCTAACATTGTCAGAATCTATCCATCTATTTTCCGCACCTGCGGTTGTATCCTGTTTATCTATTCCAGGTAGAAAGCTATATTCAATAAGGGCCATGATCCGTGCTCCCTATGCCGTGTTAGTTTTATAAGCCCAGCCTCTTGTCGAATCCACATACACTAATGTAAAAGCTTGACCGTTAGTGGTTAGTGTTAGGTTTGATGTACCTGTATTTATTGGTTGACTGTTTCTGTTCACAATCAAGTTGTTAGAGTTAAAAGTTCCTCTTGCATCAATGAACGTAACCTCTGATCCTACTGCTGGTGATGCAGGTAAAGTTACAGTAATTGGGTTAGCTGTCGTATTTGCAAATATTTGATCACCATCTACTGCTGTGTATGCAGTAATTGTTGAAGAGTTTAAAGTTATATATCCTTTGTTACGAATACCAAGACTTACATTTGTACCATCTGAATATACCAATGATTTAGATCCAATAGGTAATACAACTCCATTTCCTGATACAGTCTTAACTGTAATTGTGTATAGTGCAGATGTTCCTCTTGTTGTTGCATCTTCAAATACAATAACTCTTTCAGATCCATCTGGTATAGTTACATTTCTATTTGCACCTAGTGTACCAGTTAGTTTGATGTATAAATTTTTACCATTTGATGTTGCACCATTGTCAAGTGCTAAAGCTAAATCTCCAGATGCTAATTGTGATGTAGATAAATAACCTGAAGATAATTGTTCTAAAATCTGTAAGTTTGTATTAGTGATTGTGCCCCAAAGACCTGCCTTTTCACCTGTTGCAATTAGTTCTAGTTTTGAATTTGTTGAAAAACTTGATGCCATAATTCTCCTAATACGGGTCTATTGGTGTCCAGACCATTGTTGCTCCTGGGTCAATGTCGTTCCAAGTAATAATACCCGCGTCTTTTACTGTTAGCGTCATCGGTACACCAGTTGGTGTTACGTTTGCAGCCGCTGTAATACTAACACTTCC